GGCCACTGTTCTTTGACTGCATCCCTCTGGTAGCCATTACCGTTATCGTCATACCAGTAATCAACGCCAGCCTCGCCACCACCGCCCATGCCCGCACGAACGTCAATCTCTGGGACTGTTGTCACAGCGTCCATGTTAGGCGTCCTGCCGATGGCTACGACATTGCTGGGAAGAGCTTCTGTTGTTGAATCGGGCAAGAGAAGGTCTGAAACCGATACCCCAAACAACTCCGCTAACTCCTCAAGCGTTCTCATTGACGGGGAAGTTTCTGATTTTTCCCATCGCGAAACAGTGGTGTGTGTGACATTGAGCTTATCAGCGACATCAACCAAAGTTAGGCCTAAGCGCTTTCTTATTTTCCGAATATTCATACCGCTATAGTGCACGTTATGCACAATAAAGTCACGCGCACGAAATGCACATTTTTCTCTTGCAATCCTGTGCGTAAAGTGCACAATGTGCATATGAGAGTAGAACAATACATTAAAGAAAACGGCCTAACCCTAGAGAAATTCGGGGAAATGGTCGGCGTTAAGCACATGACAGTTGGTCGTTGGATTAAGGGTGATTGTTTTCCTTCATCAAAGGTCATGAAAATCATCTCCAAAAAAACAAACGGAGTTGTGTCCCCGAACGATTTTTATAGTGATCAAACCCAATGACTTCTACGACACAGGAGAAAGCGCATGAGTGAAGAGCAAATCCGTCTTGAGTGTTTGAAAATTGCTGTATCTCAAAATCATAACGGTGATCCCATAGTTTTTGCACGAAAACTGTCTGACTTTGTTTTTGGCGCGAGCGACGCCGAAGTTATCAGCGCCGCTCGTGAGCTTTCCGACAAAATTCGGAGTAACGGGCTTAAGACCGCTTCTGAGCTTGGTCTCTAACCATTTTAGCAATGAGATCGATATTATGGTTCATCTCCGCAATGTGGCGCGCAATATCTTGCAATGCTCGAGCCGCTTGGACCTGAGCTTGGATAATACTTGGGTTGTCAGACATATAAATTCTCTTTCTATCGTTAGTTTGGTTGCACTACCGACGATAGCAGATGTTGAGGTGGTTTCAAGTGCGTTATCCACCTCAACTCACCCCAAAGAACCCGGGAAGTTCAGCCGCATGACGCATAAGCCTACCCTCACACTCAGACAGCCGCTTGATCTCCATTCGCGCGACGTTGGCCGTCACATGATCGGCAATGTCTCTGCTGCTGGCCTCAAGGTCTTGCAGCCGAAACATGGCTGCACTGATGGTGTCGAGCGTGGGCCTGATGCAGTTCGCGTCGTTTCTCACGATTGGTACTCCGCTGTGTGTCCTGATGCGGTTGAGAGTGCGCGTTTTTTCTCAAGCCTGTCACCTGAATAAGAAGTGGTTGAATTCATGCGACAATTACCAAGAGCCGATTATTTGAAGATCAATGCCAGAACGAAGCGGCTTGTGGAAGCTGTTGGTGGCGGTAAAGAAGCTGCAAGCCTTACGCGGGTCAACGAAACATCAATCAGCAATTATCTGAATGTTCATCATGAGCAATTCATGCCTGCCGATGTGATTGCCGATTTAGAGCGCGTAGCTGGTGAGCCGTTGTTGTCTGGTTTGATTGCAGAGTTGTCAGGTGGCCATGTCACAGGACCGGAAGAAACGGACCCTATACGGATGTTTGCGGCTTTGAATGGAAAGCTGGGTGATCTTTGCCGGAAAGCCTGTGATTACGCTGATGACAATCATTACGACAATTACGAACTGGATGATCTGATCAAAGGGGCCGAAACGCTCATGATCGCGGCTGGTCGTGTGCATGACAACATCAGCCGAATGAGAGAACAAAGGCGCGTTAAATCCGCAGCCGAATAAACCTTTTCGACGCCGCCTGTGTTCGTGGCGGTCTCCCTCAGCATTGCAGTGCTGTGAATAACGAACAGGGGGCTTTTATCTGGTCCCAGCATACCAAAGCCTGATGACTTAATCAGGTCAAAGATAGCTTAACTGCCTCATTGGCGAAGGCTGGGCCGAGTAATCCATTCCCCCGCGATTACTCTTAGTCTCGTTGGTTCAGTCTTCTCCTGTGAAGCAGTTCACAACACACAGCGCCAGTGACCGCTATATGCCTGGAGCCTCCCTGTTAACTAGGGGCGGTTAGTGAGTTTGCCGCCCCGCCTTTTTTTGAGAGAGTTTTTATGACCATAGCCAATGACAAAATTAAAAGCTCAGTCGAAAGGCTGGAGAGGCTAAACGAAGAAATCAAAGCCCTTAACGCGGACAAGGCTGAGGTTCTGGCAGAGGCTAAGGCATTCGGGCTGGATACAAGAGCAATTAAAGCTGTTGTCAGGGATCGCGCCAAGGATCAACAAGCCCTCACCGAAGAACAGGAAATCTACGATATTTACTGGCACGCCGCACATGACTCACGCGTGCACGCACGAGAGGCGGCAGAGTAATGCTCAAAGTTCTCGATCTCTTCTCAGGAATAGGCGGATTTTCTCTTGGCCTTGAACGCACGGACGGTTTTGAAACCGTGGCCTTTTGCGAGATTGAGGAATACCCCCGCAAGGTTTTGGCGAAACACTGGCCTGATGTGCCGATTTATGAGGACGTTCGAAATGTCAACGCAAAGCAGCTTCTTGCCGATGGGATTACCGTTGATGTCGTTACAGGGGGATTCCCATGCCAAGACCTCAGCACAGCAGGAAAGCAAGCCGGTATTGAAGCAGAACGATCAGGTTTATGGTCTGAACTCTGCCGAATTATTGGCGAAGTTCAACCCAAGTACGCAATCGTGGAGAACGTCGCAAACCTGCTTAGTGGCCCTAGCGAACAACGAGGCGGGTGGTTTGGGCGTGTTCTCGGAGACTTGGCCTCGATCGGGTATGATGCAGAATGGCATTGCATACCGGCTTCCGCAGTTGGTGCCCCTCACAGGAGAGATCGCGTCTGGATTATTGCCTACCCCAAGGGCAAACGACAGTCAGAAGCGCGGGAAATTCAATATAGGGGAGACCAGGAACGGATTTCCTGCGGCGGTAAAACGGGTATTTTTACCGACAATCTCAAAGAACGAATTCAAAGGTGCCAGTCGGGATCGTTATCGGGGGGGGGAGCATTTTCGTGGTGCCAAAATGTCAGAAGGGCTGAGGAACTGCGAGGAAGATCCGATATACCTGAACCCCTGTTTTGCGGAAGTCGTGATGGGGTTCCCAATTGGGTGGACCGACTTGAAGGATGCGGAAACGCCGTAGTTCCGCAAATACCTGAACTTATCGGATATGCAATTCTTGATGCAGAGGCCGCTGCGTGATGCTCACTTCAATCCTCAAGCTCCTGACCCACAACAGCAAGCTCTCAAGCCGAGCATATAACCGCCTCGGCCCAGAAGACAAGCTAGCCGTTAAGGTCGCAGCATCATTACGCGAATGGTCACTGTCGGGTCGGCTTGAGGGTGTCTGGACGCATCCATCTAACGAGATTGCAGGCGGCACAAAAGGCGCAGCAGTCAAATACGCCATTGCTTGCGCTATGGGCATGATTACAGGTGCACCGGATTATCTCTTTATCTCGAATAACGGCGGGGCTTTGATCGAGCTTAAAAGCAAGACAGGACGCCTTAACGACAATCAGAAAAATTTCAAAGCATGGGCCGAGAAACACAACGTTCCATATGCACTTTGTCGATCACTGGAAGAGGTTGAGGTGTTCCTTTGTGACGTTGGGTTGTTGGCTCCATTGGCAGGATATGGGAGGGCGGCATGACCACAAAAGAAACATGGCTCGAATGCCACAGAAGACACCAGAGCGCGATTGATAACAACCAGACGCAATTGCAGCACAAGACATACAAGCCCCTCAGAGAAGCTACGCACGACGCGCTGAGGGAGTTTAACCAGAAACAAGATCACGAGTTGATCAAGTCAGCAAGCTGGAAGAGCAAGTTTCAGCGGCTGTTTGGACGAGAGAAGAGGGGCGGGTGATGGAAGCTAAAGCAAAGACAAAGATCAAAAGCAGTGGGTACT